CACCCTGTGCCCCACCCCAATCCAATTGCCTTTTCATAAAAGCTTTCGGCCGCAGTTAGATAACCCTAGATGCCCCCTAGAACATCCTAGATAGCCTAGAACACCCTGACCCTAACCCCCCCTCCAACCCCCAATTGTGGCTTTTTTGTGTCAATTTTGTGTTCTTAAAAAAAAAAAAAAATTTTTTAGAGAGAAGAAAAGCCCAAAAGCCCACTCTGGGAAAAAATCCTTGAAGAAGATTTGGAAAGAGGCTTTAGGGGGTGGGTTATGTAGGTTTTCTAGGGTTTTCTAGGGGGCATCTAGGGGGCATCTAGGGAAGGCGAGATTGAGGCGAGGAAGGAGGCGAGAGCGGCAATCTGTGCGGCAATTTACCGCATGAGAACGAGGCGAGAACGGGAAGTGAACGAGGCGAGAACGGACCGAGAACGAAAAGCGACTGCGACAAATTGCCGCAGGGGAACGCCATAATTTCGCCACAATCGGGGCGGAGGATAGTTGGCGTTGAAGCAGAGGAGAAGGAAATGGCAGAGAGTGAAGGATGGTTGGTAGTCTTGGAAAGGGGAAAGCTAGGCTCAAGGTGTTGGGGGCCGCAAAGTGAGGAGAGGGCTAAGGCTAGGGCAAAACACCTAGGCGAGCTACATGGCTGCCCATTCACGATTGAGTGGAAAAGGATAACGGTTCATGCTTCAACGTACTACGATAGGGGGTAGAGAATGAAAGTGCCAAAGGATTGGCAGGAGGGCTGGAAGATGAGTGCTATTCTAACGCAGTATATCGAAGGGTTGATTGATAGGAGGCAAGCTATAGCTAAGCTGAAAATCCTAGGCTATAGAGCAGACGTGGCAGTCTGGTTAGTAGATGATGCAAGGAGGGAGAAAAGAGAATGGAACTCCTAATCCTCACCATCCAAACCATCACAGCAATGCCCCTTGGGGCCTGGGCTGCGATAATCGTGTGTGCCTTTACCATCCTCCTAGCACAGGAGTTCGGCCTCTAAAAGGCCAATGGAGAAAGCCATGAAAGCCTTCGTAACCTGCTACCATACCCATGAGAAATACAGGCTAAACGATCAGCTAGTGGAGCTTAGGCAAGACAGGCTAGATGAGAAGTGGTACTGGTACCATCCAACCTTTGGATGCTCCAAATCCTACGAGGCTGCCAATGATGCAATCTATGGTATGCTTCACGACCATGCCTGCTATGGCGTCAGGATAACCCTAATCCATGCAGGCTGCACCCTTACAGCTAAGCAGCTTGCCATCCTCACAGGCCTAGCCGCAGATATTCACGAAAAGTCCTGGGAAGGTTCCAACTACACTAAGGACTGGGAAACCTCCTGCTTAGAGGCAGGTATGCCAATCGAGTGGGCTGAGCTAATCGCCCCCTACGCTTCTACAGGCCATGGGGAAATCTGGGATTGGTCTCAGAACGCAACGGGAGGTTACCCCGCTTAGTGCGGCAATATGCCGCATCGACAAAATCGCGGCAATGTGCGACCATTGCCGCCTCGATGCAACCAGGGAGTGAGTGCAATGATACCTAATACCCAGAAGGTTACCCTAATCCAAGACCTCAGCCAGCGGATCAAGGACAACCGCACCGAATACCTAGAGACCTCCCGGGGTCTCAAGGCAGCCCTCAAGGAATGCCGTGCAACCTTCCTCGAGACTGACAAACACCTCAAGTCACAACTCGCACAGGTTAGAGAGGAGCGGATAGCAACCATCAAGGCAAACAAGATCACCAAGGCCCTCAAAGCCAAAGAATGGGCCGTGAAGCGTGAAGCTTCCGAGGAGAAGCGTGCGGAGTTAGCCGCAAAGTTCCTAGAGCGCTACACCGCGAAGAAGGCCGCGCAAATTGCAAAGCTTGTTGCCTAAGCTAACCGGAGCCCATCGCAAGGTGGGCTCTAGCTAGCTAGGGATGGTCCCAAGCTAGAACGAGGAGAGTGCAAAATGGCTATTCTACAAGACAAAACCCATGAGGAACTCCTTGCCCGCGTGGCTGCTTTGGAGGCCCAGAATGAGGCCCTCAAGGCCAAGGCAGAGCGGAGTATCTACATCAAGATCACCGAAAAGAAGGCCGTGGGGCTCTATGGCATCCGGCGTATGCCAATCGTTTACTACGCCCAGGAATGGGAGAAAATCTTCGACTGCAAGGAAGCCCTTGAGAGCTTCATCATCGAGAACTCCAAGGAACTCTCTTGGAAAGAGCCACAAGAGTAAGGGAGGGGGCGAAAGCCCCCTTTTCTCATGAACTGGGAACTAGGCTCGGCGTTCTCAGCCGAAAGCCTGAAACGCTGGAACAAACGTATCTGGATACTGCGGTTTGATGACCTCCGCGCCTACCTAGCAACCAAAGATCACGCAAGGGTAGTGACCAGTGTCATCAAAGAGCGGCCAGACGCAGAGGCAATAGAGGCATTTAGGAGTGCGAAGAATGAGGAAAGTAGGAGGCATCTGGTGGTTGCGGGTAGGAAGATTGAGATTGTCTTTCTGCATAGCAAGGCGTGGCATATCGCGAAGCTTAGAACGGAGAGTAAAGGGGGCAATGGGGGAAGCCTTGGAGGAAAGATTACGCGAGTTGAACCGCGACGGTGACCGCATTCGTAGGGTGGTGGATTACATTAGGGAGGAAGCACACCAATGAAATATTTCACCTACACGATATACGGCAATGGGCGAAAGGTAGGGATCACATTCGCCCCAATGCCTAGTCTTTCCTACCAGGAATTACTCGACCTTATCAATGAGTTACGCAAGGTCAAACGAGAAATGTTTGGAAAAGGAGGAGAGGGGGCCATGAATGAAAAACCCAAACGCCGTGTTTATGGCGAATTCGCTAATGCAGAGGCGGTACTAGCGTTTGCTAACAGCGACGATCGGATTGAACCTTATAACGCGACCCGCGCTCGCAAGATTGGCGAATTCATATGGGAGGTCTGGAACGCTGCTGATTATGGAAAAGGGGGAGAGGGGTAATGAAAGGATGCTACTGGGTGGTGGGGCGAGATACGCCCCACCCAAGGGTGGTTGTGGAACTTGACGGAGAAAAAGACCTCGATGGAGGCCCATTCTATCGAGACTTTCCCACCGTAGGCACCGCAGAGGTGTGGGCGAAAGCCCACAAAATCGATCTCGTTTGGGACGCAGATAGCACGGAGTTCTTCGCAAATGACTAGTCCAAAATACACCCACGACTGCACCAACTGCAAATTCCTAGGGAACACCATCGGGGGAGGCCAAATCCACGACCTTTACCTATGCAGCAGAGGACCCGAACTCCACGAACAGACCCTAGTCGCGAGGTACTCAGACGACGGCCCAGGGTATAAATCCATCACTAGGAATGCGGTGCGCCCAGGTGGCCACGCAGAGCTTTGGGCAGCGGAGAGCATGGCAAACGAAAAACACTTACAAAAAGCCAGGCAATTGCTTCGAAGGGTGTGTAGCGAAAACACCCGGGTATCTGGGACGTTAGCCGATGAAATCCGGCAATTCATGGGGTACAAATGAGTGGTGAGTTCAACGTGGTGTGGTGGGACCCCGACGGGAGGCACTACTACGAAAAACGCTTTTGTGGTGCAGAAGAGGCCATTAGAACCGCGGTTTCTTTAACCCGCCGCCCCGCAGCAATGATTGGTATCATCAAACGGGTAATCATCACCGATGGTGGTGATTGTATCAACTGGGAATGGAAAGACGGGAAAGTAGTCTATCCTGAGGAGGGAAAATAACATGGAACTCACCATAGCTGAAACGCGAACTCTTATAGACGCAATCGAGAATGCACTCCATTGCGAGCCCCACAATGAGAAGGCCCTTTGGGACCTTCACATAAAACTCAAGTCCGAACTCGCCAATGCCAAGCTTTACGCCGTCTCGTACCTAATCAATTACGCCGACGGCACCGAGCGGGACATTGACTACAGCTTCTTCACAGCCAAGGAGTTCCAAGACAACCTCGGGAGCATCCCAGGCTGGCTAGAGGTCCAGCACAACCAATGGTCAAGCTGCATCGTTACCATAAACAAAACCGGGAGTTAAAATTGCCACCACGAAGACGCACCGCAGCCCAGCTGGACTTTGACTACGCAAAGCATGGCTGGGCCTTTTGCAACATCGAGATGCTTGAAGGGAAGGTCGCAAGGCTTCGAGAGCTAGCTCTCGCACTCGAAAGCCCTTATCGAGCTAACCGCTATCGAGTACATCCTAGAGGAGCTGAAAAGTGGAAGACGATCGCAACGTTGACACTATAGAAATCAAAGTCGAAGGGCATATCGGGGCCTACAAGGTTTGGCTTAACACCGAAAAAGGATGCAGGTACCGCGCCTACAACGTCGGTACCGTCCAATTCGTAGGGAGACTGGGTGAGTTTATCACCCAAGACGAAAGCCCAATCTGGCTCACTGAAGGCGAACTCTCCACCATCATCGAGTGTATGAGGATCGTAGAGGATCGCTGCGATGGCGTGGAGCAATTCCAGCCATTGGTAGACAGCGCTAGAACGCTCTACATGAAGCTGAAATCGGCCCTCTGAGGGGTGCGACAATTTGCCGCATTGCTTTCGAACGCGAAGTATGTTATCATCTTCGCGTTCGATCGAACAGCGAACGCAGCATACCTAGAAGGAGACAGGAATATGGGTATTGGTTGGACCTCAGGCGCTGGCACCGATGGGGGAACGATCTATCACGTCCCTATCAAGGGCACCGATCAGCGCGGCGACATCGACAGCGGGAAATTCACCGATGATCTTTGCAGCTACATCTTCTACGCAGGATGTATCAGTGTCTTCGCGGGACGTGGCCGGGGCAAACTCGGCGCGAAAACGTCCTTCAAGGGCACCGCTGAGGAGTATGCCAAGGAGTCCGTGAGGATTTTCCTTGAGCAGGTCGAAGGCGGATACGCCGATAAGACCAAGCGCACCGGCGTTGGCGGCAAGGCCAAGGCCAAGGGTGAGGAGGCCAAAGTCAAGGCCGAAATGAAACGCATCGCTCGCAAGGACGGCGATAACGTTCTCAAGAACAACGGGTATGTGTTGTCGAGGGTGTCCACGGAGACCAAGAACAAGGTCGCCGAGGCCCTCATTGCGCAAGACCCTGAGAAGTACAAGAAGGCCGCGCTTGCGTCTCTTGCTGCTGCGGCCGAGGCAAAATCCGAGAAGGACGACAAGGCCGTCCTCGCTGCACTGGGCTTCGAGGTCAAGGAGGACGAGAAACTCGTCGCCAAGGCCAATGAGCGCAAAGCCAAGGCGAAGAAGCCCAAGGCAGAGACTTCCCAGGCTAGGACTGCGGTGCCTCCTCCCGCAGTTCGCGGAAGTGTTCGTGGACCACTCCGGCCTGGACTGCGGCCTCAGTAACAGCGTAACGCTGAGGAACGCGTGGGGGAGGGGCTTCGGCCCCTCCCTTTCCATAGGAGGCCCCCTTGAAACACATCATCGCAGCCATCTGGTTGGTGTTTATCGTAGCCAACTGGGCCACGCAGCTGCTAGTCGCGGTTGAGTGGTACTACTACTACCTGGGAGAAGGGAGATGAGGTATGAGATAAGAGACCGTCGCAGTGGGCAGTTCACCAAGGTTTCCAGAGAGGAAATGGAGAGTGCAGCTATGGTAATCGAAAACGAAACCGGGGAAGAAGTTCGAGTGCAAGCCGATCTTCCCAACAACCAAGAGGTTCCTTCAAGCCTTCCCATCACGGGGGATGAGAGCGTGATCCGCAGCAATATGACCAAAGTCGCCGACTACATCGTGCAGATGAGCGGCTGGGCAAGGAAGTTCGATGAGTTGAATGCGATGAAGACTGACCTTGAGCGGGGCCTTGCGGAGGCTCTGGAGCGTGCACGGCAGGCCGATCTACTCAAGGACGAGGCTGAGAAGAAGGCGACCAAGGCCGAGGCCGACGCGAAGATGGCCCGGGAAGCCTACAAGGTCGTTGATGATGAGCGCAATGCAGCAGTGCGGATTGCTCACCAGCAGGAGGAGCAGATCACCACCCTTGAGGCTGGCCTCACCCTTCAAGTCAACGAGAACTCCAAGCTCGCGCAGGCTTTGGAGACCGAGAAGGGGCTCCTGGAGGTAGCCCGCACAGAGCGTGATAGGTTTCGTGACGCCAACGTCGATCTCACGGCTGCGATGGAAACTACTCAGCGGGAGTGGCAGGCTCGATACGAGGAAGCCTGTCGTGATCGTGATCAGCTCCAACAAGAACGAGATGCCATGAAGATCAATCTCGATCGCGCCAACACGGCAAACTCCCGTCTCATCGAGGAGATCACCGCCCAGAAAAACAAAGTCTCCAACATCCGGCAGCTCCTGAACTAAGGAAACCGGGGGAGATAAGCGCGAAAAAGTGCTTGACAATTGGCTCGAAATGTGGTATAATAGGACCACAATGGGAGATCGCCATGAGCGAGCCGGTGTATGTCAAGGCCAAAAACGTGATCGACGTCCTCAACTACCTGCGCGAGAACACCACCACTCGCGCAGAGGGCATGGCGGTACTGCTATGTGCGTATGTAGAGGTCGCCGAGAACTTCGAACCACCAATGAGCCGTGAGGATGCCGCGAAGCACGCAGCGGCTGGCATCCTCACCATGGACTGGGATCACCCAGGGAGGCCGAATTGAAGCCTCTCTGGGTGCTCCTTCTTTTTTCAACCACCGCATTTGCACAAACCAACGAGGAGCTTTACCGTGAGTTTCTCGCGCAGCGACGACCCGATCCCAGCATTCTTACGCCCACGGGACCTAGTCCTCCGCACCGAACCAGAGCCACCACTCATCACCACCATCATATACGACCGCACCGACGAGATCGCGCGGTTACTACGCACCCTCACCTACGGCCAGATGATAGCCCTGGCCGACGAGCTATGGAGTATACAGAATGGGATCACCAGAGAAGCCCTCCCAGCAATCCTCCACGGATGGAGCGAAGCTTCTGGGAGGAGATGATATCGGGCTGGACGAAGCTATTGAGTTCTTCCAAGGAGTAGGCTTCAACGTCATCACCATAGACGAAAACACCGACTTCGAGGAGCTAGCCAAGGCATGGAACTCCCTGATCCCCCAGAAGGATGGCACCTCAAATCCATAAACGAAATCAATGAGGACCAATGGAGTGCGTATTTATGGAGCCCCGACGAATACGTATACGGATATGGGAGTACCCTCCGTTATGCTCTCCTCGATGCCCTGAGGCGGATCGAGCAGGGCGACGTGTATGGAAGATGCTCGGGGTTTGCGAAGCTGACGGAGGACCCAAAGATAAGGGCAGGGATCGAGGAACTCCTCGCATCGCTCGCTCCACCTCCACCACCAAAGATGAAGAGGAGGTTCTAGCTTGAAGATACGCTTCACGGAAGACGACGCCAATCGTGCCTTTCGCGTTAGCGAAAACGGGCAGTACGCACTAATCCCGTGGAACATGACCGCAAAGGATTTCGTGCGTGAACTCTGCGCATCGATGCCGGATGTTTTCGAAATGGAGGAGGAGGAATAGATGGACGCAGAAACCCTCAAGAAATACCTCGACAAGCTTGAGCAGGCCGTAGGCGACGCCGAGGAGAACGAGGCAGATACCACTGAACTAGGCGATAGGATTGTGGATATCGTGAATGATATCCGGGAAAAGCTGAGGCAGGAGGGCTAATGAACATAAAGAAAGAGCTAGAACTTCGCAAGCTGGGCTGGACCTGCACAGAGTGTCGGTGCGGTTATGGCCGCTAGGCTCCCTTACGAAACCCAGAGTGGCACATTCTCTAGAAGTGCCACTATCCTCCAACTCATCGAACACCTTCGCTATGCCCAGGAAGCCGCAGCAATCATTGGGCATGATATGAAGGAGGACGGGGACAACGTAGACGGCCAGTGGTTTCTCGCTATAAGCGAGATGGTAGGCAATGTCTGTACCGCAGTCACGAAGGTGACTTCAAGCAGAGGAGTGCGACAATAATGGACGAGGGTGGCCATAAAGTGAACGGCTGGCTGATCTTAATCATCGTGGTCGGCTTCCTGATCTGGATGTGGAGTAACTGGAGATACAACTCTTGTGTTGAAGATATGACAGCGGCAGGTGGCCCCAGCTCAAAGAGCGGGGCGCAGCAATTCTGCGCCAAGTGGAAGCTCTAGGAGAGTGCAAATGGATGAGGTAATAGAAACCACAGAGCCCACTGAGGAGCAAGCGCAAATCTGCGACTTTGTCTCGGAGGAAGACCACCTTCAGATCGTCGCTTATGCTGGCACGGGCAAAACCCACACCCTTAAGCTCATCGCTGACCTAATCCCTGGAGATAAGCTATATGTCGCCTTCAATCGCCGGATCATCGAGGAGGCCCTCCAAGGCTTCCCGGGCGACGCGAAAACCCTCAACTCCGTCGGATGGACCGCATGGCGTGGCACGATCTCCTCGGGCTGCCAAATCGATAAGCAAGGGAAAATCTACCGCATCTTCAAAGAGACCGTCAAAGCCCTCAGAAGCTTTGACCGAGACGAAGCTTACGACATTTGGCCAGAAATTAGCGAAACAATTACACTCGCTAAGGCGCGAGGATATGTCCCGGACGGAGTTCCTCGAAGCTCTAGACGTCTGGCTGGCCAGGAATTTTGGGGCACGGTCCCTTCTGCCAGTGTTCTTCAACGGAAGATCGTGGACGAAATCCTGGTTTGTTCAATTCGAGAAGCCTATCAAGGAAACTGTGACTTTGACGATCAGCTATACATGCCAATCATATTCGGGGGCAGTTTCCCCAAATACCCTACGCTCCTCGTTGACGAAGAGCAAGACCTCACGCCAGTGATGCAGGCCATAGTCGATCGAATGATGAAAGGGGCGCGACTCTTCACCGTGGGCGATCCTTTTCAATCAATCTACCAATTCCGCGGAGCGATGCGGGAGAGCATGGAGATCAATTACCTCAAGCGGAACATGGCCCAGGCTACTCTTTCCGTGAGCTTTCGGTGCAGATCAAGGATCGTGGAAAATGCACGATGGAGAGTGCCCGGCTTCAACTACTTCCACGAAGGGGGCGTCGTGGGAGCACTGGAGCAACTCGGAATGGGTGAGATTGTTGAGGGGAGTGCGGTTGTTTGCAGAAACAACGCACCTCTCTTTCGACTCGCTCTCAACCTGTTATCTTTTGGCAGGCCTTGTAGAGTGGCAGGAAGCGATATCGGACCAAAGCTCGTGGGAACCTTGAAGCGTCTGGGCGACGCGAGCATGAACAAGAACTCCGCGCTGTTAGCGATTGATGCCTGGGCCGCGAAGAAGGAAACCCGCGCTGATATGGCTGATTGCCTCCGGATATTCGTTGGGGCGTCCAGCGATCTCGGCGAGGCTATCAAACGCGCGGAGTTCGTCCTCCGACAAGACGGCCCGATTACCTTAATCACCGGACATAAATCCAAGGGCTTGGAATGGCACACGGTCTATCACCTTGACCCTTGGCTTATAAAGGATGGCGACGACCAAGAACTCAACCTACGATATGTGATCCAAACGCGTGCCAAGGAGGCTTACTATGAAATCCAATCCGCGGCCATCTATTAGGAGCGGCGACTATGTCCTTAGGGTTTAACCGCGACGCTTACGCCGATTGCTACGGGCTCTTGGATAGGGCTCTAGCATCCCCGCGCGGCGTCCAGAAGGTATGCACCACACACGAGGAAGCCTTTCGGTTACGGAACCGTGTCAACAAAGCGCGGGTTCTAGATCGAGATCAGAGCAGGAAGATATACTCCGCAACCCCAGATCACCCCCTCTATAACACCAGCGATTATTATAAACTCACGGTGCGGATAGAGGAAGACCCGGGCCGGGGCGTATGGCTCCTTCTCATTGAGAAGAACATCGTTCGCGAGATCGAAGTAGAGGAGCTTCCCTCATACGAAGACGAAATGAAAGTGGACCTTGAGGAGCTTCTGGCTCCTAAGGAGGTAGAAGATGAGTTTGAACTTGACCCCGGAGGAGGTGTGGAGCAAAGCCCTCCGAGAAAAAATCGGGCTCGGCGTTTCTGAGTGCGATACCAGCCAGCTTCTAATCGACCTCGAACTCTGGAGACTAAAGACTGAAGACCCAGAACTCCATAACTTTTTCTTCAAGCAAGACGGAGATGAACTCCTAATCATCCGCGGCAGGCGGATGCGCAGCGACGGGGGCTATGCCCCGATGGAGGAATGATGAGTGACAACCCAGTGCGGGAAGCTCTTAACCGGGCCGCCGATGAAGTGACGCCCGAGGATATTGACGAGATCATCAAATATCTTCGCAAGCACCGGGCGCATATCGCGGCTGGAGGCAAGGCCAAGAAGGAAAAAGAAGATGTCGATATTGCCAAGCTTCTTCCGAATGTGCCGGAACTCCAGCCCGTGCGGAATGTGAAGGCAAGGCGGTTTTGAGACCACGCGCTAGCTATAGGAGTGCAAGACGGCGCGATGCGTTACGCCCCTATCTCAAGATCGGCAAGCTCAAGCTAAAGACCAACGAACCTCAGGAGTGGGGACCCCAATGGTACTACCAAGCGAAATCCCAAACGACGACGAAGAAGAGCCCGAAGCCAAAATCGTCAGTCCGTTTATCCCCGGAAGCCATCTTCAATATGCTTGGGATGCGACCTCCCTCGAAGAGTTGAAGCGGTGTCCACGGCTCTATCAATACCTCATGATTGAGAACTGGCGACCCAAGGGTGAGAACATCCACCTAAGGTGGGGACAGGAACTCCACCACTTCATCGAGGATTATGAAATCGTAAGGGCTCAGATAGACAACCACAATGATGCAGTCCGGTATGCCCTAGAGGCCCTCATCCACCGGATTGATGGCTGGGACCCAGACCCAACCCCAGGCATCCGGAGCGAGGAGGTCAAAACCAAAGACAACCTCATCCGCACCTGTGTGGATTATGCTGACCACTACGAGATGGACCCAGCAGAAACCGTAATCCTAGAGAACGGCAGACCAGCTGTAGAGCTGTCCTTCAGCATGATGCTGCAATACGGCCCCGAGGCCCTCGATGAGGACCAAGTCTATGTGCTCTGTGGGCATCTCGATAAGATCGTGAAAATCTCCGGGGAACTCTTTGTGATGGACCACAAGACAACCACGACGACGCCGAACACCAACTTCTTCCGACAGTTCGACGTTCATAACCAAATGACCCTTTACACCTACGCCGCGCAGGAGATGGCGAAGGCACCGGTTCGAGGAGTAATCATCGATGCTCTCCAGATTACTTCTGGTTACACTGTTCCTGTACGCGCTGTTACTTATCGGTCTGACGATCGTATTGCGGAATGGGAATACGATACCAAGCAGTGGCTACAAGCTGCCGAACGGTATGCCCAGGAACAATACTGGCCCCAGAACGATACCGCTTGCGATAAGTATGGGGGTTGCAGGTTCCGGGACGTTTGTTCTAAGTCCCCAAGGGTAAGGGAACGGTGGCTTCAAAGCAATTTCACCCAGGAGGGCGAGCCGTGGAACCCACTAAAGCCGCGCTGATTGCCATCATAGAACCCACCGATTGGAGAGTGCAGAACGGTCGGGTGCTATACATCAAACTCCCCAGCGTAATCATAGGCTTTCCATTGGATGGTGTCAGGCCAATAGAAGGCAAGCCAGTCAAACTCACCGTGGAGGTAGAATGCCTTCCTTAACGCAGCACCAGAGTGCAAACTTCACCAAAATGATCCTGATGGGGGACAGCAAAAGTGGAAAGACCGGAAGCCTCGCCTCACTTGTGTGCGATGGATACAAACTCCGGATACTCGATTTCGATAACGGCCTCGATATCCTCAAGCAGTGCGTGCTTAGGGACTGCCCAGGCAAGGCCGATAATGTGGAGTTCCGAACCCTTCGAGATACCAAAGTCTCCACCCCATCGGGGAGCATTATCAAAGGAACTCCCAGAGCCTTCATCGACGCGCTTCGTATGCTCGATCGATGGAAGTACGATGACGTTGACCTGGGAGTGCCAGGAGAATGGGGACCAGAGTGTATCCTTGTCATGGACTCTCTCACCTTGTGCTCTGCCGCAGCCTTCGATTTTAGGACGCATCAAACCGTCCAGGCTGCAAAGGGTAAGGTTTATGATAAGAGGGCTATTTATAAAGACGCTCAGGATAGTATTGAGAACCTACTGGATTTGCTCACAGGCTCTGCGTTCCAAACCAACGTCATCGTGATCGCCCATGTGAAGTACGTGGATGTTAATCCATACCAATCCGATGATGAGGTCAGTGCGGTGATGAAAGGGTATCCGCGCAGCGTAGGGAGTGCCCTAGGACCACTCATTCCCATATACTTCAACAACATCTTCCGATACAAAACAGTTGGCAGTGTGCGTAAGATCGAAACAGAAGCCTCGGCGATGTTCGATCTCGCTAACGCCAAACCATTCACCATGCCAAAGGAGGTGCCCATAGCAACTGGCCTATCAACCATTTTCAAGGAACTCAGAGATGCCAATCCAACGACCTCAAAAACCATCCAACCAACCTCAACCCCAACCCAAATCCGACGAAAGTTCTAAACCCATGAAAAAGAAAGACTTCAAATCCATTCTCGACATGCCAGCCGGGGAGATGCCGGAATTCGCGCTTCTCCCGATCGGCCTATACACCGCTTTCATCGTAGGAGTGCCAACCGAGGAAGAAAGCAAGAACGAGAAGGCGTTCATCAATGTCCAGTGCGAGCTGGTCGAGCCCTTCGAGGTGGAGGATGAGGATGCTCTCGCAGAGTACATGGGGGAGAACGAAGTCGCCGGGCGTAAGATGAACTGGCGAATTTTCTACGAGAATAAAACCGGTGCCACGCGGCTCCAGAGCCTTATTGATTGCTGCGACCTCGGCCACCTCGCGTCTAAACGCAAGGCTTTCGAAGAGATGGCCGGGAAGACCATCATCGTGAACCTCAAGCATAACCTCTACAACGACGTTATGAGTGAGCAGATCGATGGATGCATGAAGTACGAAGGCTAAAGAATACGGGGGAGGCTTCGGCCTCCCCTTTTCTTTGAGGAAAGCGGAATGATCTATGATCCAAGAATTTTCTTCATGGACCCTGGCCACACCTTCGGCACCCTGGTGTCTATAGCCGGGCTGTGCTTCTACGTCGGGCTAACGATATGGGGCCTGAAACGATGAAGAAGAAGAAGTGGGGTACGCTAACGGTACATCTTCCTCTCTGGAAGATGCAGCTTGCGCAATACAAAGCAGCGGAGATAGCACGTGAACACAGACGAGCTACTGAACGAGCGAGGGAAGACGCACGGAGACTTCAAAGTACAAGCGGAGATAACCCAGCGCCTGAAGCTGATAATGGGAGAGTACAAGAACTGGAGACAACTCAACCACGATCAAAGAGAAGCCCTGGAGATGATCGCCCACAAGATCGGCCGCATCCTCGCAGGGGACCCCAACTACAAAGACCACTGGGATGACATCGCGGGCTATGCCAAGCGGGTGGTGGGTAAACCATGAGCATCGCAATCGTCGGCGAAGCCTGGGGTGAACGGGAGGAGCGGCAGAAGCTCCCGTTCGTTGGAAGCTCGGGCTGGGAACTAACCAAGATGCTTGAGGCCGCAGGGATAGAACGCAGGGAGTGCCTTCTTACCAATGTGTTTAACTTCCGGCCCAAAGACAACGATATGTCTTGGGTGTGCGGACCGAAGACAACCGCAATCGAGCGGTTCCCAAAGCTCCTTCGCGGCAAGACCAAGGAGCATCGATACCACACCGGGGACTACGTGAGAGCGGAGTTCCTCGACGAATTGATAAGGCTGGAAGATGAGATTGTCGAGGCTAATCCCAACGTCGTTATTGCTCTGGGCAATACTGCGCTGTGGGCATTTACTGGTAAGACAACAATTACCAAACTCCGGGGCACTACGCTCTGCGCGACTTATTGTGCGGAGCCGGTCAAAGTTCTACCGACTTATCATCCAGCAGCAATTATGCGACAGTACCAGCTCCGGCCAATCTGTATTATGGACCTACAGAAGGCAGCCAGAGAAGCCGAATTCCCAGAGATAAGGCGCTCGCCCAGAGAAATCTGGATCAACCCAACCTTGGAGGACATCTATGACTTCCACCGACGATACATTGAGGGAGCTGACCTCCTCTCTGTCGATATTGAGACATCTGGAAGAGACGTTACATGCATCGGCCTCGCTCCTAGCAAAGAACGAGCACTTGTTATACCATTCCATGATCCCCGACGCAACCCTAGTCACAACTATTGGGAGTCTCTCGATGCTGAGCGAGAGGTTTGGCGATATCTCCGAGGAGTTCTCGAGAATTCTCACCCACGCAAGGTCTTTCAGAATGGGCTCTACGATACCGCCTTCCTCTACCGGTCCCACGGGATCAGAGTAGATGGCTTCGAAGAAGACACCATGCTTCTTCACCATGCCCTTTACCCAGAGAGCCCGAAGGCCCTGGGGTTCCTGGGCAGTGTCTATTGTGACGAAGGGAACTGGAAGGATATGCGTAAGCATAAAGGTACAAAGCGGGAGGACTGATGGCAATCATATGCGACACGCATGAGTTCAATCCGAAGGATTGCGACGACTGGGAACGGGAGCAAATCTACAATGGCCTTGACTGCTGCATTACCTTCGAGCTGCTCGAAGTGCTTAGAAAGAAGCTTGATAATGCGACTTCAGCAACCTACGACTTCTCCCGGAAGCTTCAAGGTCCAGTGCTCGAAATGCGGGTGCGTGGAGTACTCATCGACCAGGACCGAAGACTTGAGGTTCTGGACAGCTATTATGACCAACAATCCTGGCACGAGGAAATCATCGAACGCTTCGTAAGGGAAGGCTGCGGGCAAGTAGGGTTTAACTGGCGAAGCCTCAACCACTTGAAGGAACTCTTTTATGAGCGACTGGGAATTACTCCAATCCGAAATCGGGGAACTGTCACTGTTGATCACAACGCTCTCAAAAAGATGGAAGACTACGACTTCGCCCGGCCTATTATTACCCAGCTTTTGCAGCTTAGAGATATTGCCAAAAAGGTTTCCGTTCTTAAAACCGAGATTGACCGTGATGGACGAATACGAACGTCGTATAACATCGGAGGCACGAACACTGGAAGACTTTCTTCAAGTCTATCGGAATTCGGTACAGGGGGAAATCTCCAGAACATCACCGATCAACTCCGATCTGTGCTGATTGCCGACGAAGGAATGAAGTTCGCTTATCTTGATGCGGAGCAAGGCGAGAGCAGGATTGTCGGGATCATCGAGTGGCTACTCTTTGGGGACCCCACCTATATTGATGCCTGCGAGAGTGGTGATCTCCATACCTATGTGAGTAAGCTGTGCGAGCCGGGCCTGCCCTGGCCGGGGAACCCAGAGGCCGATAAGAAGTTCGCCGAGAGCTACGAGTACTATCGGCATTACCCAATTCGGAAGCTGTGCAAATCCATCGGCCACGGTAGCAATTACCGCGGCTCGCCCGCTACATTGCACAAGCTCTACAAGGTTCCCCTTGCCGCAATCACCAAGTTCCAGAAAAGCTACTTCAAGGCATTTCCGGCCCACATAAAATGGTGGCACAGGGTTGAGGAAGAACTCCGAGACACCGGCACCCTTACCACTCTCACCGGAAGAAAGCGGCAGTTCTGGGGACGCCGGAGCGATCCGGATGTGGTGAATGAGGCAATCGCCTATGATCCGCAGGGCTCCCTTGCGGATGTCGTTAACAATGGAATGCTTCAAGTCTGGAATGCCAAGGTAGTCCAGATCATGCTGCACAACCACGACGCAATAGTAGTGCAATACCCAGACCAGAAGGAGGAGAAGATCATCCCAACAGTGCTGAAACTCTTAAGGTATCCGATGACAGTCCGAGGCAGACAATTCATCATTCCGTATGGGGTTAAGACTGGGTGGAATTTTGGGGAGTATAATGAAACAACCAACCCACATGGGCTCAAAGAATGGAAAGGGAAAGACGATCGAGGACGGCCCGAGAAAATTCACTTCTTGGATCGACCAATTCATTCTTGAGACGGAGAAACTAGAATGTCCAGAAATCTATCGAAGGTGGGCGGGGATTGTGGTAATCGGCTCCATGCTCCAGCAGCGCGCATGGTTAAACGTAAAAGGCAGCGTTCTTTACCCAAACCTTTACGCGTTTCTTGTAGGTCCACCAGGGATCGGGAAGTCCCAGACTATTACGGCAGTGAGCCAGTACCTCCCGGTTGAAGGTTTTCATCTCGCCTCGACGAGTGTGACTGGGGCCAGTCTTGCCATAGAAATGCAAGACGCCCTCATCGAGATCGACACCAATACCTTCTTCGAAGACCGAATGGTTTTCAATTCCCTGCTGCTTATGCCGGATGAGCTACAGGTTCTTATCCCACAATACGCACATGATCTGGTAGGGATGCTAACCGCATTCTATGATTGCCATCCGTACTCCGCATCGAGGATATCCCGCGATCCAGTAGAGATCGAGTCGCCTCAGCTCTCGCTTCTAGCAGGTACCACAACCTCACACCTATTAGGTACCTTACCCCATGAAGCGTGGGACCAGGGGTTAATGTCGCGCACGATCATTATTTATTCGGGCGCGGCTGCAATAGGTGAGGATATCTTTAACACCACCGGATGCTACACCCCAGAACTAGCCGAGGACATGCTGCGGATACATTCCCTCATCGGACAATTTGAGGTCACCGATGAGTACCGGGCCATCTATAACACTTGGCGAAAGAACGGTTACCCACCAGCCCCAACGCATCCCAGGCTGCGACATTACTGTGCACGGCGCGGTGCTCATCTCCTCAAGCTCTCAATGATAGCCTCGGCCGATCAGGGAGATGATCTTGTAATACGACTACCGCACTTCGAGCGGGCCCTAGGATGGCTCTGCAACGCCGAGGCAATGATGCCCTACACTTTCAGCGATGTGTCTTCGCCAACCACGATGGCGATGGACGAGGCCCTAGCGCAAATCAATGGAAAGACAATGACCGAGGGCCAGCTAGGGAGGTTCCTCGCCGCGCGGATGCCAGCAACACAGGTCCCAATCGCAATCAATATCATGGTCGGTGCAGGCCAGCTCAAAACAATCGCGGTCGATGCCAATAAACAACGGGTCTTCAGGGTGACAGCCTAGAAGCTTCTCCCACCGCGCCGCTCTCTTGGCCTTGGACGCTGGGGCTCAACCTTGCCCCGCATCCAAAGCCGTATCTCTTCCACAATGTTCTTCGGCGCCTCCAGCCCATGCTCTCTACGGTACTCCCCAGCAATCCCCCGCGAGACCGGCTTCCCAGGAATGCCAAGAAGAAGCGGGCTCACCCCAGAGCCAATGGCCTCAATTAAATAGGCCCATTCGTCTGGAGAAATATTCTTAGTCTGCTGATATTGCCGCGTTGCCCTTTCAAGTTCGTCCTTTGATCTTCTCCACGACTCGAAAGTGGAACCCAGCAAGCCAAAAGCCGAATTCGGCATTTCATAAAAGTAATTCATCAGCTCATTAATTCCTGAGTACGTCTCCAACGAACCCAGCGCTGAATACAACCACCAGGGGATTTTCGTCTTCTCCTCCTCCTTCCGCACCTGTGCCCTAGTCACAGGCGGGCCTTCAGCAAGCTCTTTCACCGCTAGCCCAATGAAGAACACGAACCCAAAGAACAACTCAATCCTCGGCACCTTCCACCACGACTGTTGCCACGCTTTGGTCCAGCCATCCTCGCGCCATTGCCGCCATCCATCCCTCATCCGTGCGAAGCTCTCATATCGCATCTGGAAAAACGAATTGAGCGTGGTTTGGAATGGAAGGTATTCCCTTGCGAAGAACCGCACCGCAGGGTTCTTACTAGCAGTAATCGGTGGCAACCCAGTCACATCCGTTGAACCATGAGTATCACGCACCGCTGCATCCGCAATCTGCCGAGCTAAATCGAGATCACCATGTTTCCTAAACTCCGGCTTGAACACAGCCCACCAAGTTGCCTTCGAGGAGAAGCCATCCGCGGCCTTCAACATCGTGCCCCAAAGCTTACTCAGCATATCCATAACACCGCGGCGATTGCTGAACACCATCATGTCATGTCCAGTCACACGTTGGAAATGTTCACCCCGCTTCCTAAGTTCGCCAGAAGTGTTCTTCGCAAACTGTCGGTTCTTGTACCCACTCCAGAGATTGCCATACAAATCCCAATACGCTTCAAGCATTGGCAGAAGCCCAGCACGGGTCACACCAGCAGCCAGCGCGGTAGGGAGATGTTTAAATGCCGTGCTAACATTCATATTAATCTGCGAACCAACCGCACCCATTCTAAAATAGCTAACCACATCGGCCCATTTCTGCATGAACCGTCCCTGCCCAGCCATCGCATTGGAGATGCTCATGAGCCACTCCTCCGCGCCATGCAAGGTTTCCACATTGAAGTGGTTCGACCAAATATCCCTTGCACGGCGGTCTTGGAGGAACTTCTGGAAATTCCTAACCGGGCCGCGCATAGCGATATCGTGGATCATCTCAGAGATTGTGAACTCCACCCTGCCCCACGTGAAGGTGAGTGGATAGATCGCTTCGGTGCGTTCCTTCTCGTAGCTGCGCGGCGTCGAAGCCCGGAAGTAATCATTGGTCTGGAGCCTAAACTCCCCGCTTCTGCCACCCTCAAACTCCTCATGCGGGATCAGCGGATGATACCATCCATCGAAGTTAATCGGGTGCAAAACTCCATCCTTATCTTTGATAGTAAGCCCAGAGGTAGCAGTACGATACCGCTCAGAAGCTTGATCTGGCACAGAAGGATCATGCACAGCGGTGGAGTCCAGCCTATGAAAAGGAAGGTTCTCCGCTGGCACATCATCCAACGCGCGGTCGTTCGCGTCGGCCTTCTCTTTCAATGGCTTAATGATCTTGTCGTAAAAGATCTGCTGTCGGTCCCAGAACTCCTTAGGCAGCACATCGGCCAACCATTTAAACACCCTCGCGTAATCAGGATTCCCATCTGCGTCGAGGATGTAGTAGCCCCGCAGGAACTTATCCGCGTTGCTCTTGTTGCCCATATTCGCCAACACCCCAGCCGCGTCGGCCACGCTCATCTTCTGAAGAAGAACCTTCCTTTGTCCCTGCGATTCCCGGAGAATCCTAGGGTTGAAGAATATATCATTTCTAACCGACTTCCGCGCTGCCATCACCCCCATCGCGGGGACCTCTTTCTTATAGATGTTGCTATACTCCCTTATCAAATCCGCACGGAGGTTGGCCCCATCGGCCAGAGGATATATAAAAGCTCGGAGGAATATCCCTCGCGGGTCCCAGCCCATGAAGCGATTAATAACCGTCTCGGTTTTAATAAGGCCCCAGAAAAGCTCTGGACCAAGCGCTCGGCCGATCTTAGTAAGGATACCTTGCGGTGTCGAGGCACGAGGCTGTCTAAACGGCAGCTTCAGCACGACCTTCCCAAACCCTTCATCAACCACATCCCTCAAGTCCATCATCTGCCCAGCCACGCTGACCTTCTGGAGGTCACGGCCGTCCTTATCAAGGGCACGCAAAGCGTAGACAAATTGCTCAAACTGCGCTACGGTCATCTTGTCCAACGGCGTTGGCCGCCCGGCACGGAGTTCTGCGCTTACCGGCACGCTCGCGCCAAGGTCTTGCTGGAGATGCGTGATGAATTCATCAAGAGATTTGTATTTGCTAGCTGCAATCTCTCTCACGAGATCCATTGGCGCGCGATCGATGTTCATTCCAACCTGGGAAAGCAGCTGCTGGATAAAGTTGTGGTGTTCAATTGGAAAGTCTTTCACCTCACGCTTGCTGTGCTTTTTTGCAAGCCGGGTGAGTTCCCCGCGCAGCTTCTCCACATCTCTCATCTGCTTGGCCATCTCGACATTGATGTACCAATCCTCGACGTCCTGAAGAGCTTTGACGTAGTTGCCCGAAGCCCAAGACTGCATATACTTCCGCCCAGCGCGGAAAGCCTCAGCCGCTACAGAGGTGTAAGTGATCGATGGATTGCCTCGAACGCCGCCATAGAGCCGCTGCCCCAGCTCATTTGCAGCCATCCATTTCATGGTTTGTTTCGTCCAAGGCGGACGGTTAAGCCCCATCTGCATCGCGTGCTTCACCACATTCTCGTGCAGAAGGTCCATTTGGGAAAGACCCAGGGCTTGGTCTATCGCGGCATTAATCTTCTCAACCGGCGATTTGCCTTGCGAGAAATTAACCAACTCGGTGAGTTCTTGTTTAACAATCCTATCGATGATGTTTCCTTTAAAGCCTTCGGCCTGCCGCGCCAGCGTGCGCATATCCTGAATAAGGTCGGCACCGGTTTGGTAGCCATAGTCCTTCGCAACCTGATCCGGGATTGCAGCCACTGGGTCAGTGCCCATTCCAACCAATTGGTGGAGATCTTGCTTCTCCACACCGGTGAGGTACATTGGGTTGATCTTCTGCTTCTGCAACGCCAGCCAAGCGCGGATATGCGGTCGAACCTCTACCTCCGCGCGCATCGCTGGCTCAAGCAGATTGTATTCTTCTTTCCACCGATTGGTTTTCTCCAGTCTAAACTGCGCCTCGGCCTGCTTCTTCACCCACTTCTTATTCCCAATCGTGGTTTCTTCAATCTTCTTTATCAACGCCTCCATTTCTTTATCAGTGAGGCCAACTGCTTTGCCTTCTTCAAAAGGCATAACCTCCGCAACCTTCGATGGAGCCTTCCGGCCTCTACGAGCCATAGTCTCTCTTCTGACGCCCGGCCCCATCGTCCGCATCACCTCGCCAACCGGGCCGCCTGGGTTGCCATCTGGACCCAGGCCAACGGACTGAAGAATGCCCTCAAGCAGCCGCTGGGTGCGCTCCTCAAGCCTATCGCCCTTCGAGAGTGGTTCGGTGCGGATCGGGCGACCACTTCGACCACGCTCAAGGACCTTAAGGCCGAGAGCTTCTTCCTTCACCGCGGCTTGGTCCTTAGCCTCCACCGGCTCGCCATTCTTATGGGTAATGGTAATATCATCTGGGTTGAAAACCACATAGTTTCTAGTGG